AACTCTCATGAGGGTATGCCCCATCTTATTTTGATGCGCTTGGCTGATCTGGATGATGTGGCGGCAGCCGAGGCAGAAGAAGAGGAGGCACAAGATGACAACATTATTGATTGATGGTGACATCTTTATCTACAAGGCGGCACTTGCTGCCCAGACGGCGGCGGATTTTGGCGAGGGGCAATGGGGTTTGGCGGCAGATTTGCCGACAGCTACAGCCCAGTTCGACGATACAATGGAACAGCTACAGGCACAGTTGGATGCGGACAGGGTCGTGATTGCTCTTTCTGACAGGCAAAACTTCCGCAAACAGATCATGCCGTCTTACAAAGCCAATCGCAAGGACGCACAGCGGCCATTGTTGCTTGAGCCTTTGCGCCAATATGTGCGTGACAGCTACGGTTTCTTTGAGCGCCCCACATTAGAGGCGGATGACGTGCTCGGCATTTTGGCAACCAATTCAAAAGTCATCAAGGGCGACAAGATCGTGGTGTCAACCGACAAGGATTTACGCACCATTCCCTGCACCCTGTACAATCCCAATCATATGGATGAGCCGGAAGAGGTCACAACCAGCCAAGCTGATTACAGTTTCCATGTGCAGATTCTCACCGGCGATCCGGTAGATGGTTATGGCGGATGCCCGGGTGTCGGGGCTGTCAAGGCGGCGAAGCTTTTGTCGGGTGCTGCCCCTGTTGATTGGTGGGAGACCATTGTCGAGGCTTACTCAAAGGCCGGTCGCACAGAAGAAGACGCGCTCGCAACGGCGCGTGTTGCCCGTATCCTGCGCTCATCTGATTACCATTACAAGGAGAAAAAACCGATATTATGGAGTCCCAAAACCCAAAAATGATTATTGGGCTTTATTCGCCCGTGCCACAATCTGGCAAATCCATGCTGACAAGCTTTCTTGAGCACCATTTCCACTTTCAACCTCTTGCCATTGCTGATCCCATCAAGCGGCTTGTGCGTCATTTACTTCTTCAATGCAAGATTGAGGCCAATGTTGCTGATCAATTGATGGAAGCGGCCAAGGAAACGCCGATCCCAAAACTGGGCAACAAGTCTGTACGTGAGCTTTGTCAAAGTCTGGGCAAGGATTGGGGGCGCGATCTGGTGGGGGAGGATTTATGGCTGAACATTTTGATGAGCAACCTCCATCCCGATCATGCTTATGTCATTGATGGGCTGCGTTTCCCTAATGAATATCAAGCGATCAAGGAGCGTGGCGGCGAGGTCTGGAAGATTGTCAGGCCGGATGCAACGCTTCCCAACGATCATCCATCGGAGGGCTTGCTGGATCACTATCCCTTTGATCGTGTGTTGGTCAATGATGGTACGAAACAGGAACTTTTTCAACAAATAATAAGGAGTAAGCATTGAACAATAATAATTATGATTTGCAACGCGGTGCGCCGCCTTTGGACTTTGCCACAGTGGCGTGGCTGGATCGGGTTTATCCCAATCATATGCCGACAATCAATATGAGTGAGCGCGAGATTTGGATGAAGATCGGGCAGCGGCAGGTTGTTGAGCAACTAAAAAATATTCTCACCAAGCAATCACAAGAGGCGGTGAGCGGCTTTGGGCCGCGAACAGGGAATATAAAAGAGGCGGTGAGTGGCGTGAGCCACGAACAGGGAGTGTAAGAAATGTGCATGTTTAAAAAGCCAAAGGTACAGGAGCCTCCTGTTGTCGCCAAAGCCCCTGATGCACCGGAGAAACCGCCAGAGCCGGTCGAGATCAAGAAAGACAGTACCAAGCGGTTACGGCGTAAAAACCCGCTCAGGATTGATAAGGGTTCTGGTGGGGGTACGCCCGCTTCTGGTGCCACGGTATGACAAGAGGCGGTGAGCGCATGAGCGCGAACAGGGAGAGGAAAATATGAGCACGGCCAAGGAACGCTATCAAAAATTGGAAGCGGATCGGCGGGTTTATCTGGAGCGGGGGCGGCAATGTGCAAGGCTGACCATTCCCTCTCTCCTACCTCCTGACGGAGCCAATGGCTCAACCCTTTATATCACGCCGGAACAGTCGATGGGGGCGCGAGGTGTCAATAACTTGAGCGCAAAATTGCTGATGGCTTTGTTCCCGCCCAATGCGCCTTACCTCAAGATGGAGGTGGATGCGATGACGGCGATTGAGATCGCTCAAGAAGAGGGGGCTAAGGATGAGATTGACAAGGCTTTCTCTCAATATGTACGCCGGATCATTGCTGATTTTGAGGAACGCAGTCTTCGACTGTCTCTTTTTGAGGTGTTTAGGTACCTTGTCATATCCGGCAATGCCACGCTTTATGTGCCACCTCAAGGTCGGGCGCGGGTCTATCGGCTGGATCATTATGTGGTGAGCCGTGATCCAACGGGCAAGATCATGGAGTGGGTCGGGGTAGAGAGTATTGCCCGCAATGCCCTGCCGGAAGAGATCAAAAGCCAGATCCCTGAAACAGCCGGTTCCAGCTTCCCTCTTGGCAGCCCGTCCGGCTTTGCCGCCCCAAAAGCAGAAGAGCTTGTTGACCTCTATACCTATGTTGGTCTCAATGTTGAGGGCAGATATAGTGTGTATCAAGAGGTTGACGGCATTGTCCTGAGCGGCACTGAGGGTGAATTTGCGCCGGAGGAATTACCGTTTCTGGTGCTGCGTTACAATAAGGTGGATGGTGAGAGTTATGGTCGCGGCTTGATTGAGGAATATTTAGGTGATTTGGTTCATCTGGAAACCCTTTCTAAAGCTTGCCGTGAGTTTGTTGCCATTGCTTCGCGGGTGATCCCGCTGATCAATCCCAATGGAACGCTCACCGCCAAGGACTTGGTAAGTGCGCAAAATGGCGAGCCGATCATTGGCACAAGGGAAGAGATCACCTTTTTGCAGATTGAACGCTACAATGATTTCCGCGTGGTGCGGGAGATGGCGGACAAGCTGGAACAGAATTTAAGCTTTGCCTTTTTGATGAATACGGCGATCCAGCGTTCGGGTGAGCGGGTGAGCGGGTGACGGCGGAGGAAATCCGCTATATGGCGCGTGAGCTTGAGGACACGTTAGGTGGCACTTATTCGCTGTTGGCGGTGGATTTGCAGTTGCCTCTGGCGCGGGTGCAGATTGCGGGTCTGGAAAGCTCGGGCAGCTTGCCGGAATTGCCAAAGAACATGACGCAACCAAAGGTTGTGACCGGCATGGATGCATTGGGGCGTGGCAATGATTTGTCAAACCTGATGCAGTTTCTGGAGATTGTCCAGCAATCACCGGCAGCGCAAAGCCTCAAATGGGATCAGATCGCTTTGCGGCTGGCTAACGGTCTTAATATTGAGACGGATGGCTTGTTGATGAGTGCTGAGGAAATTGCCCAGATGCAGCAGCAACAGCAGTTAATGGCAATGGCTGAACAGGTTGCGCCCAATGTCGTCAATCAATTAGGCGGCATGGCGCAGGAACAAATGAAACAAGAATAAAATCAATCAAGGAGATAATCTTATGACGAATAATTTTAATGAACTCAAACGTGCTTTTGATGCTGAGTGTAAAATTGCTGAGCAGTTGGTGAAAGGTAAGTCATCACACCCAAGTGAGTATGCTGCAGCCTGTGTAATCGTCAGATTGCTACATGGGCGTTCTGTCCGCAGCATTCATAACATTTTAGATGATGGGTATCGTGTAATATCTGCTTTGAGAGCGGACGCCATTCTTGACACTGATAAAGTTTATTAGACTAAAGTGTGTAATTAATCCCCAGAGTGAGCCCTTTCAGTCACTTGATCAATAATATCATGAGCCTTACGAACACACAGATCATAATCCAAGGGCGCAGTTTCTTTCCTCCATTCTGGTGAGATGGGCAAGTATTGCAACAAGGGTATTATTAATTGCCTCCAGAATTTAAAATACGGGACAACAGCCTAACAACAGGCAAAAATTAAATCAAGAAAAAACCAAGGAGTAGAATAAACATGTCGAATTTAAAAGTGGGCAAGCCCACTAAGCAAGAAGAGGCGGCCATCTTGGCAGCCGTAATTGAGAGTGAGACTTCCAAACAGGATACGCAACTGGTGGAGCGTGACGGGGTAAAATATCTTGTCCGCACCATTAATGGATTAACAATTGAAACAAGGATGGCTTGATGAGTACTGAAACTTATGTAATCAAGACGCCGGAGGCAGGGGCGCAAGCTCCTCAAGCACAAGCGGCTGATGATGCGGCGCGGCTTGCTGTTGAGGGCAATCAAGCTAACCCGCCCCCACAGGCGCAGCCCACCGAGGATCAAGCAGAGACTATTGCTAACGAGGTCGGGCTGGATGTTGGCGCGATTGAAACGCACTGGCTTGAGACAGGGACAGTACCGGAGGCCGAGCTTGCCAAA